GAGTATCATTGGTAATCTGGACATTGGACGGAATTACGGTCTGCCTGATTTCCTGTAGATCTGTCAGCTTAGTCAGATCTGTGCCGTCAGGATAAACATACGTTGATGTTTTCGCATGAGAAAACTGCATGCTGACTTCACCGGCCACCGCCCGCGCCCGAAGTGCTTCGCCTGCATCTGTGATTATCGCTTTTTTATATACGCCCATAAGGTCCTCCTTAAATTGTCTGTACAAAAGTGCCCGACATGATTCCGGCTGCCGTTAAAGCTCCGGAGATGTAATTGTTTACCTGCTGATTGGCGATAATCTTTATGTGTGCCGGCACAATATCCCACAAAAGATCGTATAGAAGATCTACTGCCCCATATCTGGATGATGTAACCGATATGGTAATCGTGCATTCTTCTGGACTGACCTGCATGGTATAATCACTGCCAAAAAGTTCCTGAAGCCGATCACGAAGAAATCCAATAGAGAACGGCACAATTGTATTGTATTTTGATAACAGCCGCTGTCGACGATACTCAATCGTCTCTCCGGGCTTAGCCACGATAGAAAACTGTTTTTCCATCAGTGAAATAGATTTCTCATCGGCAGTCTGAATATAGAAATTATTACGGAGCTTTTGGATATCATTCTCCAGATTATCCAGTTCTACGCCATCCGTTCTCATAAGTTCCTTGAACTCCAACACTGGCCGGAAATACTCCGGCAATATCATCATCAAATCAACCATTGATTGTTACCACCCCCAGGGAAGGAATCTGCTGAAGCTCTGCAGTCTCTGTAAGAATCAGATCTCCCGCCGCTCCGTTAATCAAAACATTGGTCACATTGATAATGTTGGGAATTTCCAGAATGGCAGCAACAATTCTGGAAGAATACACCGCCACCACATACGTTATCCGCTGACTTTTAATTGCACTGCCCCAACTCCCACAAACTGATTTCAAATAATCCTGAATTTTCTGCTCAATCTGTTCCTGGTAGGTCTCGACGCCCGCCTGTACGGTTGCAGCGAACTGCACCGTGGCAGAAATGTTCAATACAAGGTTAGTGGCTGTGGTTATAGTCACGGCTGCGCCGATCGGGGCAATGCCGTATCCGTTTGCGGATGCGGAAGATCCGCTTTCCTCTGTCGGACATATCGTTGCCTGTACCTGCTTTACAAGGCCAGACTCTGCCGGTGTCAGTTCACTGTCCAGAATGCTGCACAATACTGTACCACCGCCTTTCCACGCAGGATAAACCTGCACAGCCCCGACTCCATCAATGGCAAGGATCGCATTCCGGTATGCCGCGATGTTACCGCCAAACGCAGCCACATCAAAGGTTTCAAAAAAACGAGCTCGCAAGGACTCGTCTGTTTCATCCGCAGTTCCAGGTATAAGAATTTCCCCGATCACCGCGCTTTTGATACCAGTTCCAGGTGTCACAGGAAGAATACTTCCGGAATAGGCGTTTCCAATCAGGCCAGGCTTACAACAAATAAGCTCATATGTATAAGCGCCATCTGATGCTTTTATCTGATCTCCTACCTCAAAAAGCACAGAATTGGCTCCATTGATGGTCTTAAAAACAGTTCCTTCCGGAACTTCAATATCAAAGGTTCCTTTCCGATGCGCTGAGGTTGCCAGTTTTCTGCTCACACCGCGCTCCGCAACGATGTTGTCCAGATACTCCCCTACGGCACTACCGGCATAAGCATTTTCCTGCACCTGCGCCAGTAACATGTAAATCCCCTCCAGATACCAGGCCACAGGTCCAAGCGCAGTCTGGATCATACTGCCCTGGCGCTTGTCGATCGTATCCGGAACCCTGCTAAGTAATTCTGCTTCTATTTTCTTCTGCGTATATTTTGCGTCATTGAAATCAATCACAGCGCCACCTCCTTGTTTACCGTTCCGAAAACAGTCACTACTTCAAAACTGACTGCAAGAACTCCACCGCCCCTGTCTTGAAAAGACCAATTATCCACGGATATAATCCTGCTATCAACAGAAAAAGCCTCCTCAACTCTGCGAGGAAGCTCACTTGTTATGTATGCGTATTCTTCGCCAGGAAGATCTTCCAGCTCTGTTCCGAAGTTACTGTCATAAATCTGCCACCGGAAACGCTCATTCTGTAATATGATATCCACAGCCTGCCGCATTGCTTCCAGGCCGTCATCCAGGCCAGCGATCTGTTTGGAGTTCCAGTCAATCAAAAACGTATTCGTGGGCTGTTCCACTACTGATAATTCTACATCCAGGCCTACGCCTTCCGGTAATGTTGCCATAATGCCTCCTTATTGTACTTTTGACAGCACGATGTACTGCTGACCGCGCTGCACGCGAAGCATCACCACGCGGTCTCCGGCGGCAAGCCCAGGATTGATAACAACGGTGCCGCCGCTTCCCCCCTGGATCTTGGCTGATCTCGCGACCACGGAATCTGTCAGAATCAGTCCTGCCTCCGGTTTTGGCTCCGTTGTGTTATCCACCAGAATAGAAAGCGGTCCAACTGATACTACCGTGCCGAACGCCAGCTCCGTCGGTTTCATGGCCTGCTGATTCTCCTGCATGATTTGCTGCAGCACTCCTAATAAATCAGACAACTGACATTCCTCCCAACTGGCTAAAATCCTTGACTTCAATGCTCATGGTGTGCCCGCCACCATCAAATGTATGCGTGACTTTTTCTGTCAGCATCAGCCGCACCATGGACAGCTCGCTGATTGCTCCGATTTTCACCGGAATGATCATGCCCGCACGCAGTCCCGGGATCCCCATAGCATCTATTGTGATAGTCTGCAGCACACGATTGTAATACTGCAGATACTGTTTGCACATTTCATCAATCTGGGCCTCGTTTAGATTTTCGTCCACCTCATCATAATACTGTAAAAGTCCCCAGGACTTGATCGTATCGGTATCCTCATGCACATAAGCATCTGCCCTACCGGATTCTTTATTTTTTCGCACTAGCTTGATCCGGTTATAGGTATCGCTGTCAATGTCCCGTTTATAGGTGTAATCCGTGACCAGGCTTTTATCCCCGATCATAGTCTGGATATACATATTCTTCGCTTCCCTGAGAGACAATTTTCCACAGTCATCGTAAAAATTATAAATCTTACCTGTCTGTACAATCGTCTGGGACAGAGCATCGAAAATAATATCCATACAGGTTTCATTTTCTTTGTCCAGGTATGGGAAAACATATCCGGAATCTTCCATGTTTCCTACTACAAGACCAAAATCTGCGGCAATACGCTGAATGATCTGCGGCAAGCTCATATTTTGAAACAAATAGCTTGCGCTGGCTTTCAGATAGCGTATCTGATCCCGGGCCGTATAAGATACTTCACCGTCCCGGTTCCGCTCCGCAGTAAATACATAGCCTTTAAACATTTTTATTCCATCTGCCGAAAACTCCACAGAGCTCCCTTCCGCGATTGCAATCCCAGATTCTTCCAGAAGCGTGAACGCAAGAGAAGCCGGTGCATCAAACCGCTGGGTGGACAGCTCAATTTTGGTGACTACTTCCGAATAATCCACAATGGCCGTCTGGGTTGCGCCGCCTGGGGCACTGCTGACTGTCTGAACCGTTAATGATATATTATCGATCATGATCTCACCCCGTTATCTGCAGCTGACTCTCCGCCACCCAGCCGTATGATCCTACATGAACCGGATAGGCCGCGCCTGAAACAATCCGTGTCACAGTTGTACTCAGATTGTTTGCTGTACCGTGCGGCTTGCTTCCGGTGCTGTCATAACAGTATTCCCCATTTACAACCACGGACGCTCCTACCCGCAGCACTGGCGTCTCCACCGCTCGGTTAGTACCTGTATCCGCAGAAGCCTGTACGGTTGGAGTATCCTGTGTGGCTGGCTGCGTCACAATGCTGACAGTCTGAGGAGAAAAGTTCCGGTATTCCTTCAGGGTAATGGAATAATAGATATCTCCCGGCTCCCCGCCTTTGTCTTTGGTCTTAAACTCATCAATGGTGCAGCGCATATTGGTATCATACAGGCCGGATCGGCTGATAATGAGCCGCCCCTTCTGCTTATTTTTCATTGCTTTTTCGATCTGCTTCACATACTCCCCAGGCTTCCGGCTCTGCGTATTGACATACGGTGCGGAACGGTCTCCCGGAAAGAAAGATTCCCATGAAACCTCCTTCAGACCTGGCCGGCGCTGCACTGTAACCTTGCCGACGCCCAAAACATCATACTCTTTATCGTTGCTCGGATATTTGATCTCGATCGTTTCCGGATTCACCGGGATCTTCAACTTTTTGCCAAAGCGCAGATAAATTGCTGTTGTGTTTTCCATAGCCGCCTCCTTATCCGTGAGATACCGCAGTTCCCGCCGCACTCTGTTCGATCAGAAGCGCGCGGAGCTTGTCCGCAATATCCTGTGCGGTCAGATTCTTTGCTTCGCTTTCCGGAATTGATACCTCGATATGGGGAGCCAGCGTTTTCAGTTCAATCTGGTTCATATAACGCCGCTCAGCCAGATTCCGGTAAAGTTTCAGATCCTCATCTGACAATTTCACATCGTTATCAATCTTTCCAACACTGCCAACCTTTCCGACATTTCCAATATCACCAAGGCCGCCAGCACCATCACCCAAATTCAGATTCCCGAAACTTCCGGCAAGATCCGAAACATTCAGGCTCAGGTTATCCAGTTTAGAACCAAGGCTTGCACCATAGCTGCCCCACTGCTTCATGGTTGTTCCAACATCCAGGTTGGCCATACGCTTGATCTGGACCGCATTTTCTCCAAAGGTACTGTCAACCCAGGATGATAAATCATTACGAAAGCCATTTATCGCACCAGAAATATTGGATCCCAGAAGAGCATCGATGGCACTCGCTGCAGTCTGGACCATTCCAAGGATTGTGTCCAAAAGTCCAGAAAACAGGTGCGCAATGGCAGCCACTGGATCATTGAACACATTTGCAAAAAATTCTGCGAATGTCGCAATTCTATTCCACAGGAATGCAAACGCAGTATAACCAACGACATAGATAAAGCCGAACACTCCACCAACAACGCCTCCAATTTCCTGCATACCAGCACCATACTGCTGTGCCGCAATCAAAGCCACCGCAAATAAAGATGACAACAAAAGAATTGGCCAGTTCGCCACCGCCCAAGCTGCGGCACTCGCAAATGCAGCACCAACCGACTGAGCCTTTAAAAGCAAAAAGCCAACTCCTACCGCAGCGAGAATCGGAAGAATGAAATCCATATTATCATGCACCCACAACGCTCCCCGGCCAATCGCCGACAACGCATCGACACCAGCAGACGCAAGCATGGAGAAAAGCTGGATTCCTTCACCAATGATTTCCTGGCCACGGTCCGTATTCAAAAACTCATTCCACTGTGCCGCCATGTTCTGAACACCGTGCTGCACGATGTTCTTTCCCATAGTCATGGCATCGGACAGCGTCATGGGGATAGACTCAAACTTTGCATTTGTCTGATCAGCCATGTCCAGCATGGCATTTTTAACCACCTGTGCTGTGACCTTGCCATCCTCAGCATATTTATGGATCCGGATGCCCAGCCCATGCTCTCCTCAATGGCTCTGGCAATTCCCGGTGCGGCTGCCAGAATCGAGTTCAAATCCTGACCGCGAAGTACACCTGCTGCCATTGCCTGTGTAAGCTGCACCATGGCGTTGTTCTGCTCCTGCGCCGAAGCACCGCCGATTTTAAACTGCTTGTTGACCTGTTCGGTAAAGGCAATCAGCTCCTGGTTGGAAGAAAACGCATTTTTCGCATTCAGGCCCATCTTGCTGACGGCATCCGCAGTATCAAAATACGATGACTTGGCCCGCAAAGCAGACTGATAGATCAGCTCATTCAGCTGTGCCGTTGTCTGCTGGCCGTCGTTGATCAGATTCATACGGGCATTGACCTGTGCCTGCGCATCAGAAAAACCGAGAAAAGATTTTGCCAGGGCAAGTGCGCCACTTGCTGCCGCAATCTTCTTAATTGTTCCAAGCAGTTTTTTGGCGGCATTGTCTGTTTTCTCGGTTTCTTCTTTGTGCCTTTGCTGATTCTCAACGATCTGCTCCAGAAGTTGGTTCGTCTGCGCAGCCTGATCACCTAAACCGCGGATTGCTCCAATGGTTGCCCCTGCTGATTTTCCCAATGCATGGGTAAGGCTCTTGTCCAAGGCCGTGGTAGTTGCTACGGCTCGATTTCCAAGATCAATGAAGGTATTGAAAGAGGATGAAAACTGGTCTGTCAGAAGCAAGGTTTCATTAATCACACCCATTTACACCGCACCTCCCTTTCTCATTGCCTCCAGTTCTTTTGATTCTTTTGTTATTAGCGCCGACATCAACAACCGTTCCCGGAGTGGAAGGTTCATAACCTCATGTGGGAAAATACCGTGGTCGCACAGCATTCTCTGCATCAGCTGCACATCCAGGGTATTTTCCGCAATCAGTTTTTTGCTTCTTCCTCGATATCTTCCAGATCTTCATCATTGTCAACGATGTCATTGAGCTCCCTGATTTTACGCACCAGGAGATTGTACTCCCCCATGGTCAGCATACGGCCTGGAACTTCCAGCGGATCCACAGTCTTATAATAAGCACACAATTCTGCATTCTTAAAATTGGGCTGCACCACACAAGCCCCTACCAGAAGCTTTCCATACAGTTCCGTATCCAGTTCCTGAACCGCACGGCCATTGGAGCGATTTTTCTTCGTAGCCTGCTTCAATAACCGGTTGTTGGTTGCCTGATCGATCACACGGATCACGAACGGAACCGGTTTTCCATTCTCATCTACTGCTCTCTTGGTAATCACAACCTCTTTGGTCTCATCCATGACCGGTGGTAATAAAAATGCTTTAATATCTGCCATAATTTTCATTCTCCTTTCTTACGCTCCCAGCTGTTCCGGATCGTGGAACCAGTTCAGCACCTCAATATTTGTGTAGGAAAAGCCAACTTCCATATCCAGTGCACTTGATTCTACATCTAACTTCTGGACAGGTAATTTACTAAGTTTCACATTGTAATACACCACGGTCTGCGTCCCGACTGTAGTGGATGGATCATCATTCTCGATCTGCATAGTAAAGTACGGCAACTTTCCAGTCTTTAGATATTCATCCAGAAGCTTCAAAAAATATGGTGATCCATAATATAAAGTCATAGTTCCGGTAAGCTTCACCCCGGTCGTTTTTGTCTGCACCAGAGTAGTTCCAACTACCTTGAAATCCTCTTCCTGAAATTCTGCATCTGACTGGAATTTTTTCATTCCAAACATCTGATGATTTTCGCCGTTAATCTTAAGAAATCCACTTCCGGATTTACCATTCAACGCATCGCGCTCAAGTAAAAAACTCATACTCCCGCCTCCTTATTCAGTGGTTGCGCTGCTTCTTGTTACCGGAACAGTCATATAAATTTTCTCAATGCTATCCACTGGCTGGATGTACGCCGTAACTGTAATGGCATCTGTAGCGTTTCCCTCAGCTACAGTAACATCATCCGCAACAAAATTTTTAATGCCATTATTTGCCTGCAGCTCATTGAGATATCCGATGATCCAGCCTTTAAATAAATCGCGTCCGGATTTATTGTTGTTCATACCGCCACCGATATAATTTTCCGCGCACTCCTTATAAACATCATTACAGTACTGATTCAATACACGCATAACACGGTTTTTGGAAAACTCCTTCTGCTTCGTGGTTGTATATGAAGTCAGCGTGTTGATATCCGTGCAGACCTTCACTTTATCAAATTCCTCAATAAACACGATCTGTCCGGCCTGAATTGCCGCGTTTACCTTCGATGAGGTCAGCTTCGGCTCCGCTTCAATTGCATCTGGGTACCGCGCATAGGTCAGGGACTGGTTGTACTTTGCCCCTGCTTCTGCCCCGCCCAGCCACCAGGTAGCCTGCTGTGCCGTGATTACAGTTCCATCTGACAGCTTTACGCCATTGCCGGCAGAGATAACCCATTCACTGTCACAGGTTGCCGCATCGGCCATCACAGCCTGACACTTCCTGCCAACATCATTGGACAGGCGTTTTACGAAAGCCGCATAAGACTGTTTCACGACCGCCTCAGCTCCGTCATAGATCACGATATCAAACCGGTACGGCTCCAAGGCAGTCAGAAACTTTGAATAATCCGCCGTGGCTACGGTAGGATCAACGCCGCCAATTAAAGCTTCGCCTGCTGATGCAGTCAAATCTCCGGTACCGCTAAATTCTACCCAGTCATTTTTTACCAGGTCTGCCACCGTCTTTGCATTCTGCTCATCCACCACGCTGCCATCGATCACCGTAGACACAGAAAAAGTATCTTCCGCATCCGGATCCGCGGAAACTACCATTGTAATGTCATTGCCGCGCACACCGGTATAAAGCGCAGTAGCTGTCAGATTTCCGACCGTAGCCGCTGCCTTCGCGCCTCCGGTTCCAGCCGGACGGTAAAGCAGAATCTTTGCCGGACCGTAAACAGAAGTGCTGCCCTTCATCATTTCGCGTAAAAACAGCGCTTTATCGGATGTGATATCATAGCCGATATACGGTGTCACATCATCACCAGGAATGATTGTCTGAATCACTCCAACCGGTCCCCAGGAAAGCGGTTCCGCGATTGCGACGATTCCCTTATCTCCCACATTCACCGCGGTGCTTGCCTGCGACAGAGTGTTGATATAGGTTCCCGGCTGGATTTTGTTCTGACTTGACCATATTCCTCCTGCCATGTCTTAATTTCCTCCCTTCAGATATTTGTCCAGAAGCTTCTTTGCTCCGGGAATAGAATAAGCCGGCTCCACCAGGATTGCCCTGGCAAAATCCGGCTGATATCCGGCCAACTGTTTACTCTTTAAAAGTTTCTCGGTCGGATACATAACTTCATTCTGTTGCGACATCGCAACGCTTCTTTTAGTCTTTGACTCCGGCATAATTTCCCTCCATTTTCCGCATTTTGGTTTCATCTTCCGGGAGGCTCACGCGCTGCCGGATGTGAAACTGATAATGCAGTTCATCATCTTCCTCGTTCCATTGCCGCTCCTCCGTGCGGATCAGCGCTGTATTCC